AACCGATCCAGCGCGCTCGAGGTGTTGACGCCTGAGAACTCCAGCACGGCAATCGTGCACTTGTTCAGGATCGGGTTGCCCTCATCGCTGATTGTGACCGTGAAGGTGTGCCCAGCCCCGCCCGCGATGTTCTCGGCGTAGTAGCAGGCCGCACGTCCGCTCGCGACCGTCCAGCCCACCTGCCAGGTATTGCCGAAGCTGTCCGTGATCGGGGATGCGAAACTGCCGTAGTTCTTGGCCGCGATGATGACGATGAAGTGCCCCGGAGTGGTGGTGATGGCCACCGTGCTACCGGACAGCACCGCCTGCTTGTACGTGGACTGCACGAAGGCGATATCCGTGCCTCTGAACGTCGCGATGCCGCACGCGTCCAGATCCGTTCCGCCATTCTCGAAGGTGTATTCGTAGCGGTACTGGTCCGTCTCGTCCACGATGGCATACGAGGCCAGCACCCCTTCTCCGCCACCAGCATGCAGCGCGACCACATCGGTAAAGAACCCAGGCGCACTCGCGGGCGGGAGCACCTGCTGATCCTTCACCGACGCCGACCCGATAAGGAGTTGTTCAGCGGGCGATGTGGTCGTAACCGTGCCTGAGACATGCGGCACCGCTGAACTCGCTGCCGTGGACACCAGGTTAAACGGTGTGTCGGAGTCCACCCCTGAGAACTCGGCCACGCCAATCGCACACGGATCCGTCCCGCCTTGTGGCGTGAACGTGACGATGTGTCCTGCCCCGCCTACGATGTTCGTGGCGTAGTACAGGGCTTTCGGGCTGGTCGATCCAGGCGTGGTCCCTCTGACCCAGGCCAGCTGGAAGACATTGCCTTTATTGTCGGTCACTGGCGTGCCGGTGATCAGACGTGTCGCATCAGCCACCGCGACAACCAGCAGGTTGCCGGTGCCGCTGGTGAACGATGGAGACGCCACCGAACTGGAGCCGGTGCCAGCATTCGCGCTCACCGCGTGGATGAACGTAATGTGCCCCGTAGGCGCACGCGACAACAACGTGCTGAACAAACCCACCGCGCCCGTGGCCGACACGCCCGTCAGCGCCACAGTAGACGCTTTACCGAACGAACCGACCGCGCCTGTGGCCGACACACCAGTGAGCGCCACCGTCGCTGACACCGAGCCAAAGGAGTAGATCTTCGCCTTCCGAGGCTGGATCAGCGCGAATGGGTTGTCGTGCAGTTCCTCAAGCCCTGCCCCTTTAAGATTCGCCCCATTGAAGACGTACCCCACGTCCATGATCGTGGACGGGTTGCGCGTCACGGCCCAGAAGTCGCCAATCCCGATGCAGGCATTCGATCCAGCACTCGGCGCTGTGGCCGTCGTGTTGTCGAGCACCCGCACGCCATTCGTGAGAAAGCTCTGCCCCAGCGGAGACGCATGCGCGGAGTAGGTCTGCGGCACGAGCAGGTTCACGCCCGCGCCCGTGCTGAGATTGACCTGTGACGCCACGTTGTTGGTGACGAAGATCAGCACCCCGCTGGACATCTGGAAGTAGCCCACGCCATACGGAGGATTGGCCACGTTCTGCCAGAGCACGCCGAATAGTGTCGCGTCGGTGTGAGGCGTGGCCGTGTGCAGCATGCGCGCGAACACGGTGATGCCGCTGTCGAAGGATGGGCCGTTCCATGGCGCGGTGTTCAGCGCCCCGACGTTGGTCGAGAGATACGCGCCACCGACGATGCCACTCGCGACTGCCCCGGCCGGTGTGCCAACAGGCGTGAACGGCCAGTGCCTAACGAGGTCGTAGGCTGCTCCGGAATGATCGAAGACGACCGCCGCCACGAGATTCCGCGCCAGCGGGTGTCCCCAGTTGACATCCTGTGGCCCCTGCGGCGTCTGATTCCAGCGGCTCCGAAAGATCGCAACGGCCATGCGGCTCCGTCAGATCACGGTCGCGAAGACGCCGCCATGCTTGACCGTGGACCCGGATGCTGAGAGGGACGCGTTGGCGTGGTTGATGACGGCTACGGCCGCTTTCGCCGGCAGGACGCCATTGAGCGTGGCCGCCATCGACATGCCGGCCGAGCGTGGGTTCTCGTTCGTGGTGATGTACGGCACGCTGCCGAGCCTAGCCATGGCGATCGCATTGGCCGTGACATCCACCAGCGTGATCGTCCCCTCTGTGCCAGTGGCTGGCGTGGTGTAGTTGGTCCCGTCGAACGAGTGGGCCGCGAAGCAGAAGAATGCCCGACTTGCGCCAGTGGCAGTGTTGGCCGTGTCGAACAGGAATTGCCAGATATCGTCCAGGTACAGGTTGCTGCTGTAGTCCACGCCGTCTGATTGCCAACCCGCCGTGGCTGAACTCGCCAGCGAGTGCAAGTTGGTCACGGTCATGGTCTGCAGGGATTGATTGGCCTGCTTGATGTCCGCGTTGGGCCGGTAGAGCGCGACCAGCGCATCCTCACCGACCGCTTGCCGCAGCGCCCATGAGGCCGCAGCCCCGAACGCCGACCGAACCATCTTGCGTGGATCCCACGCCGCCAACCGATCTGCCCCGCGTGCCCTGAGCGCGTCCCGCTGCAGGTAGCTCACCGCATGGTTCTGGTGCCGCTCGCAGAAGTCCAGATAGCCCTGCCACGTCTGGCACGGATGCCGCAGTCGGCAGGTGTGACAGACGGCCAGATGTTCGGCTCTGAGCAGGGATACCATTCGCTCTCCTTTACCCGATCCGGATCGGTGCTGTATATTTCGGCTTCTCAGTGAGAGCACGCCAGACAGGCCACCCAGCCTTCAACCTGTGCCTTAACGTCAAGCGTTGAATGCCTGTAACACGCGCCCAGTCCGCGACACAGCGCCGCTCACCGTTCCATTCGTAGAGCTTGACGTTGCTTTTGTTCTGAGCCTGTTGACTCCGTGTCGCCCAACGACAATTCTCTCTTGAATAACCTTCGTCGTTGTTCTTTCGTTCGATTGTCTGGCCTTGTGGGACTTCACCCATGTCACGCAAGAAGGCTTCAAATGAACTCCACGCACGGTCGTACGTAATCCCTCGCCCGCCGTAGCGTTGATACAGACGAGACGTTGGGTTGTCACAGCGAGCCTTCATATTCATCCACACAACGTAGGTGCGACTGCGCTTGCCTCCAGCTTTATGTCCATGCGTCGTGCTTCGCAGTCTCGTTGCTTCGTTTCTAAGACACCCACATGATTTCGTGTGCCCAGACTTAACATTATTGGCGAATGTCGTGAATTCCTTTCCGCATTCACATCTGTACCGGCCAATCCTCTTACCACCAAAACCGCTATATGGGATTCTAGTTACCATCCATATATCTTACAGTAAGTTCACGCAATCCTTAGTAGGGCATTTGATGCGTCATGTACAGGCATCGTTAAGGTAAACGTGCCAGCCGTGACCGTCTGCGACCCGAAGTTATGCACGGAGATCGCCTTGTCCCCTTGCGTGGAGTTGTAGAGCAAGACAGCATCGAAGGCCGCCAACGTGACCGACGTGTAGACAATCGAGGCCGATGGCGTCCAGATGCCTGTGGTGCCTGACGTGCTTGGCGCGGTGGCATTCGTCACCGCCACACCCCCTGCTGTGTAGCCTGACCCGGCGACCTCCCCAGTGGAGTTGTAAACGGTGTCGCCAGCGCCGCGAGAGGCTGATGCCAGATACAGCGCCGCCTTGATCGTGTCGGCGCCCGTACCAGCCCGAACCACCGACGTGCCGAGAGCATGAATGCCCTTAAGAATCTCGCTCTTGAACGATGAACACATGCCGGATACGTTGCTCATGCAAATTCACCCGCAATCGCTGTGGCCACCACTCCCGGATCCTTCATGATCACGTGGGCATCGCGCCGCACCAGTTCATCTCCGAGCCGGTATTCAATCCACACCACGAACTCTCTCGGCCGCTCCTCGAATCCGAGCGTACGTGCCAGCGTGGCCTCATCCAGCGAACCTTTGGTGGTGTGAATCATCATGTCAGCGTGTCCAGGTCGTCACAGGTTGCCCGAGCGAAGCCAGCAGATCGCTCCGCAGGCCGCGCGTGTTCCGCTTGACCTTCTCTGGCAAGGCCGCGATCACCAGATCGGTAATCTGCGCTTGGGTGGCACCAGCCGGGGCATTGACGACCACCAGCGTGGTGGAGGCCTCAGTCGACGATGTGTTGTTGTTGGTGGTAATGGTTTCTGCCGCTCTGACCTGTGCTTCTGTGCGGACTTCTTCCTTGCCATGAAGCATCGCCCACTGACCAGACCCGAAGTCTTTGAGGCCAATCGTGCCTGACGCGTAACCCGGTCCTTTTTTCGGAACTGGCCACAAATCGGGAGGCGGCGTATCTCCCTCAAGGAATCCGACTGGAATCGTTATCGTAGGCGTCTTGATCTTCTTCAGTTCATCGCTGATGCCAGTCGCCGCGTCCTTCGCCGCCTTGGGCAGCACACCGAATACTTCGGCCAGACCCTCCACCGCATCAGCGATCCGGTTGGTGGCGTCCAGCATCTGCTCACCGATCGGCTTGAACTTCTCGCCGACTTCTCCAGCCGCTTCCGCCTGATCGATCAGCGCCTGCGTGGCATCGTCCGTGGTGTAGCCGAACTTCTGCTCGAGTTCCCACAAGGTCTGCAGCGGCCCACGCATAGCCGCCATGACCTGCGCCCCATCCTTGCCCTGTGCCACCAGCGCATCGCGCGTCTGGCCAATCTGCGAGGACAGGCCCGCGAACATATCCTGATTCAGCAACCCGGCATTGTTCAGCCCGCGCAGACCGGCCGCATAGCCTTCCACAGCGTCAAGGGCAGGACCAGCGACCTCGTCATTGACCAGCGCGACCTGTGCCCGCAGGAAGTCAAAGGCCGCACTGCCGCTGTAGCCAGCCGCGATCATCTGCTCGCTCAGCGCATCGACACTCGGTCCGATGGCCACCACTGAGTCATGGAAGGACTTGCCCGCCATGATCTGGCTGTTGATGACCGCGAGCAACCCACCAGCCACGGCATCAGCCGCCTGCTGCGAATGGATGCCCACCGCGTCAATTAGCTTGTTCTGCGTCTCCAGTTGCTTGTTCAGGTCCGCCAGTTTGGCCTTGTCGGCATCGCTGGTGCCGAGTGCCGCAATCTGCTCGAGCAGATCCTTGCGCTTGGCGTAGGCGTCGTTCCCAACCTTCAACGCTCGGTCGAAGCCCGCACCGGCCGCGTCGGTCTGTGCCGCAACGAAGTCCTTCATCGACTGCGTGACGCCCTTGAGTTCCTTCGCGTGGTTCAGTAGGTCTAGGAACGACTTGTCAATCAGCCCAACCGCCGACGCGCTGGCCATCGCCTGCGGACCAAAGTTCAGTGTCTGCTGCAGGATCTTGTTGATCTTGGCGAGGCCATCCGGCAGCATCTCCACGTTGTTCCGCGTGTGATCCGCCGCCGTGTTGATGTCGGCCAGCGCCTCTTCTGCCGTGCGCCCAGTGGCGATGTAGGCGGCCTTGACCTGCTCAACCATCTTGCCCCAGGCATCCGTTCCAACGGCCGCCTTGAGCGAGGCTGAGGCTGTCGTATCGAACAGATCAGCCAGTTGCTTCTTGAAGTCGTTCAGTTGCTGCCGAGCGGCCTTCTCGTCGTCGGGCACCTTGAGCGCGCCGACTACCGCCCCAACGCCGGCCCCCACCAACGTGCCGTAGCCTGGAGCGATGGCCGTCCCAATCGACGCGCCAGCCTGTGCATATTTGATCGAGTTGGCGGCACGCGATCCTGCTGGCACCAAGGCCGCCGCCACAGCTAATCCGCCTTCAGTAGCCGCCGCGATTTTGTCGGCTTCTGACGCCGCCTTCTTAAACTCCCGAATGAACGACCCAATCGCAAACGTGGAGTCACCCATGGCGCCGCCGATTTGTCGCCCAAGCCGCTCCACCGCAGAACCGAGTTCGTCGATATTATTCTTCGCCTCGTCCTTGATCTTCTTCGGGAACATCTCATGGTCGCTCTGCTTCCAGAGCGTGCCGATGGCGTCCAGCCGAAGCTTCAACGTGGCGATAATGAGGTCAGAGGTCGCCTTCGCGTTGCCGACCAGTGTTTTGTTGCGCTCCTCTTCCCGGCGCAGTTCCAGCGCGATCTCAGACCGCTGGAAGTCATCCTCCGTCATGGTCAGCCGGTGCACCTCTCGGTCATAGGCATCCTGCGCCTTCAGCCGCGCATCCAGGCCCGCAATCACGTCCTTGTTGACCGCGATGGTCTGCGCCTTGATGATCGCTGCGATCTCTTCCTCGAGCTTGCGGTGCTTCTCTTCGGCCGCCGTGACTTCGCTGAGCTTCTTCTTGTAGGCTTCCTCAGCCCTGGTGATCTGATCGATGACCGTCGCGGTCGTCTTGTAGATCAGCACTAGGTCCGATGTGGACTTACCGCGTGCCTTGTCGAAGGCAATGCCTTCGTACAGGTCATTCCCGATCTTGTTCAGGATGTCTTCGTATTGAGGCCCATCTGTCGAGTTGTAGCTTGCGACGGCGTCCGAATATCGCTTCTGCTCTTCTGCCGCTTTCTTTTGTGCTTCAGCGATCTTTTTGTAATCAGCCTCGAGGTGCCCGAGCGCCACATGCTCATCTATCGTAGGCACCACGAACGGATTCGTAGCCAACTTCGGCGCTGATGGCGCGCTGGGCAGCATCTTCGATGCATCACGGAAGGTATTCGCTGCCGCTGCCGCCCAATTGAACGCTTCACCGACCAGATGGAGTTGGTCGATCAGACTATCGAATCCAGTGACGGTCGAGAGCACCGATCCCATGGTGCCCAGATGCGACGTGAACGCACTGATGGGGCCGATGAGATCGCGACCGACCGCGACGGAAAACGCCTCGGCATGAATGACGAGCGACTTCATCTGTTGCTCGAACTGCTCAGCCTCCTTGGCCTGGTCTTTCGTCCACGGATGGATATCAGCCGTCAACTTAAAGCCCGCATCCAGATCCTGTAGGGCCGCCGCAACGTCCTTGAATCCTTTCCCCAGGATCGCGTTGCCAGCCACCGCGCGTGCAGTCGGGTCTTCTAGGCCTGCTAAACCAGCCGACACCAACTCCAGATAGCGGTCAGGACCGGCCGATTTCAGTTCGGCCGTCGACAACCCGATAGCCTTGAGTCCGGCCTGGAAGGCGTCTGTGTTTTCTCCGATGCCTCTCTCGAGCTTGAAGATGACATCGGTCAACTGATTCATGTCCGCGCCGATGACCTTCGACGCATTCGACAACTTCGACAACGCGGGCACACTCAACCCGGTCTTGTCTGCCATGTCGTCGAGCGCCGCGCCGGCCGCCGCCGCCTTCGATGCGAGTCCGTAGATAGCCGTACCGATGGCCGCCAGTCCGGTCACCGCGCCAGCCGCCACAACGGCGGTCCCACCCATGCTGCCGGCGAGGGCATGCATACCCTGAGTGGCTGCAGAGAGCGGATCAGACAGTGCCTGCTTGATATTGATATTGCCGAAGACGCCTGAGAGCGATTGCCCTGATGCACTGACCTTCTTTTGAGACACGTCTAGCGCATCATATTCATCCTTTTGTTTATGCAGCGCCTCCGACATCTCACGGTAGGTCTGCACCAGCGCCAGATCAGCCTTGCCCATCGCGTTGGCTTTCGCGATGGCGCGATCAAATACACCGATCGCTCGCTCGACTTCCGCGTTGGAGAGCTTGAGCACGCCACCCAGCGCGCCGGCTTCCCCGCCGACCTCCTTGAGCGCTGCCGCCCAATTATTCGCAGACTTGACGACGTTGTTTCCGGCGAGAGAATTGGCAAGTTTTTCAACAGCAGCACGGTTGACCTCGATCTGGTCGAGGCCTTCCTTCATGTTGCGGACAAACTCTTTAGTGTTGTCCGCCCATCTGACGCTGAAATTGATCGCCACTATTCGATGGCCCTTTCCATGATGCGTTCAGCGATGGCCGTTGCTCCGGCGATATAGCGTTGATTGTGCGCGTCACCAGCATTACGAAGCGCTGGTTTCGCGCGCATGTTCCGAGTGCCATTCTCGAGCCAATACGAAAGATTGGCCGGGTCGTCAGGATGCCCTGGCACATTCACCGTGAACTGCTTCTCTTCCGACTCATCGAGAACACGGGCTGACGCCGCAGTCTTGTGTGCGTTCGTCTGAGCCAAGAGTCGTCGCTGATAATCGACCTTAATGCTTTCCGCTGTGTCCTTCGCGTGCTCCTTGAGCGCATCCGTCATCTCTTCAGGCAGCGCTTCCAGCGCAGCTCTTGCCTCAGCCAACCCGGTGACGGTCACGCTCATGCCTTCCTCACATTCCGCACAGGCTTCGCCTTGCTCACCAACCCGCGCGCCGCCTGCATGATGGCCTTCTGCTCCTGCCAGGTCTGCCGCTTCGTCTCGCCCTGCTTTGGCTTGGCTGGCTTCTTCTCCATCTTCTTCAGCAGGTCTGAGAACTCAGGCAACTCCTTGGCCCTCGTCAGATTCGCTGTCTGCCATGCGATGAACAGCCCCAGCCGATACCACGTGTCCAGCCGCTGATTCGCCCCCTGGAACTGCAGGCTGAGTTCGTAGTTGGACAGCCCCCAGAACTCCTCACCCCTGATGCCAATCTCGGCCGCGTCGACAATCAGGCGCTCAACGCCATCGCCATCGGAGGGTTTGCGCTACCCTCTGGCTTCTCTGCCAGCGCTTTGACTTCCGCCTCGAGCCGGTCTAGTGCCTTGACGGTGGCCGCGTCCTTCGTAGTGCCACGCACGATCGCAATCTTCTGGATCAGCGTGTCCGACGCAATGGACAGCGCCATCTGCCGCTGACGCTCGTCAGACTTGCTGGCCTCGTCCACGTTGTGCCCGAATTTGGTCTTGGCGATCAGTTCGTTGGCTCTCACGAACCCGAGATCGTCGATGATCTCGCCCGCGTCCTCTTCGGTGAAGTCTTTCTGGGAGTCGGCGCCGTTGATCAGCGCCAGATGGAACATTGCGCGTTGGTAGGCTCGCCCTTCAAGGGCATCGAGGTCTTTGCTGGCCGCCACAAACTGATTCATCCCGAGCCGCAAGACAAACTTCTGCCCAGTGGAGTCCGCGAACTCCACTTCCCCCTTATACTTGATCGCCATATCACTCCTCTAAAAGGTCGTGCTACGTGCTTCTACGTACGTGGTCGTGCTACGTGCTTCTGACAGGAGACGACGAACGCCGTACTACGCCGAGACGAACGTGATGGCGCCAGTCAAGCGCAGCGTGACGCTGAGGCCCAACTTGCCGCCCGTGACGGCCGGATGGCTGTACTGCTTGACGTAGCTGTCGAAGGTGTCCGTTGAGCCGTCTGGGTAGGTGATGCGACGGGTCTTGACCACACCGGAGTTGTAGTCGGCGATTAGGCCAGTGACCTCGTCCTGGGTGGCATCGCTGGCGATCCAGTTCAGCTCCAGCGGGATCTCACCTGGCAGAAGGAACGTCTGGATGTACTCACGGGTCCGCGCAGGGCTCCGCAGGTGGGTCACGTCGATCTCTTCCGACGTGGGCTGCGGGCCGCCGATGCTGACGACTTCCGCGATCTCGCCGCCGAAGGTTTCCGGCGATGTGCCAAGCGCCGTCTCGATGTAGGTTCCTGCCGCTGCAATGGCTTGTGACATGATCCGCTGCTCCTTTTGTGTCCGTGCCCGTGCTGTCGTTACCGCTTGTCGTGCTGTGGAGAGCGCAAGAACAAACGGAAAAAGGGCCGTGTCCGCTACCTAGAATGTGGTAACGCACACGGCCCTTCTTCCGTGTCCTTCATGTGTGCCGGAAGCCCTGAAGGGGGGACGATTCGGGTTGCAACCCTATCCGGCACTCAAGAATTGGTTCACTTCATAGGCGTCTACCTCGCAGAACAACTAGCAGAATCGTGCTACATGATAACAGACAGCGCCCTAGTAGGCGCCACCGTTCGTCTGGTACTGAACGAAATAATCGGCTGACCACTCGGACAGCCCGCCGTCGATGTCCTCGAATGGCCCTTCCCGCTCATCGGCATGGCTCATCCACGCCTTGATTACCGTCGACGGCGAAGTTGTGGTGTCCGTCAACGTGCAGAACAGCCCATCGTCCAGCAGCCGGCGCCTGATGGCCGCGCCCACCACGTCAGCCTTTCCCCTCGAGCCGCCAGCCGTTGGCCCTGCGTACACATCGAACTGGATCCGAGCCGTGGCCAAGGATGCCTGACTCCTGAGCGTTCCTGGCCGCTGCACGTCAATGACCTGAATCTTCACCGCTGGATACGTGGCCTTGGATGGGATCACGTCCGGGTACAACCGCGTCCCGATCAGCGAGGCCACCGTGCCATCGGCCAGCACAAACGCAGTCACCAGGTCACGAATCGTCACGGCTCCTCACCTCGAGCCACCACCGGCACCAGCAACGCCTCATCCCGGCCAAAGTCGACATCTTCCATGTACGGCTTGACATCGTAGGTTCTACCGTCATGGCCGATGATCCGTGAGTCTTCAGGCGTGGGCCTTGGGTCACGATCCCGAATCCGATACACACCGTCCACGTAGCTGGCGATGCGCTGCTGCGCGTTCCAGGCTTCCCGTGTGCCACCTGGCAACCACTGCGCCGGCACATCCGCCTCGTCTGTGGCCCATTCAACCACGTCCTGATTCGTCACCGGATCCTGTGATCGCGTGGCGATCTGGATGGTGATGTAGCGGTCCAGATCACCAGCGCTCAGCCCTGCCATGCTGACACCGCCCAATCCGCGTAGCGTGGCACCAGCACCCGCCGCGCATTCCACTTCGCCGTCATCATGATGTGCTGAACGCCGTAGGGAAGCTCTTGGATGGACTTGCCATCCTGCATGTGCTCGTTGAACTTGTGCGCCGACCCAACAAACAGGTGCAAGGCATAGGCGATCAGTTCAGGCACCGCCCCAGGCGCATCCCCGAACCCACAGGTATATCGAATCCGCAGCGACTGCCGCTGCGTGGCCACGGTTGGCCACGACGCCCCTGACACCAACGCCACGTAGCCTGGAGTCGGGAACGTCTCGAACTCGTCAGACTCAGACCGCCGTGGCAACATGTAGTAGTTGCTCTCGTCCAGTGTCTGCTCCGCGCCATTGCCGTCATCGGACACAATGCTCACGATGCTCCGCAGCGGTGGCCGTGGGAGCTCGATCCGGTCGCCATACGGCACGGCATCCAGCGCGTACTCCCTGGTGGCCGTCAACAACTGCAGCCCTGTCTGTGTCTCGAAGTCCTGCCGCGCCGCCCCGATCCACATATCGAACAGCGTGTCCAGCGAGGTGCTGGAAAACCGCCGCATCTTCTTGACTTCCTCAAGGTCGATCGGCTCAATGGTCGGCCCGGTGACCTGCCGGTCCTGGGTGTCAATCACGCCAAACATGGAGCCTCCAAGCGGTAGTGCTGACGAACCCA